CATAGGAGCGAGCCTACCTGGATGCGCCTTCGCATCGAGGCATGAATCGGGCAGGTCAGACATCACGGTTGTGTAACGATCCGACGGCGCATCTGATTGTCGGAGGTCGATGTTACGCGGGCGCAATCCACCGAACGGTCAGCGATCGCTGACCGAACGAGGGGTTGACTTTGACCGAATGGGCACATCCGCATGCGGATTGTGACATTCCCCACCCCGGGGGGACCTTGACGTAGCCGGCCGACGCCGGCTACGCTCCGCGGCATTTTGGCGCGGCCGACGATGCGATCTAATCCCTTGTGGACGACAATATCCGGATGCGGGTCAGACACCCCGGCCGGGGTTCGTTCCTGTCTCCCGGCCGGGGACCGTAGCAGAACGTTGACGCGCGCGCACCACGGCCTCCCGGACGCCTATGCTGTCGTATCGAGTAAAGCGGATACCTTCGGCTATACTCCACATCGGAATCGTCATCATGTACGAGCCGCCGATCTTTGCCAGTCGTCGCTCGTACCGCCAGATGCGGATGTCATAACGGCGTAGCCTGCTCTTGTTCATGGCGCTTCCCTTGCGTGAATGGTCGCTCAGCTTTCATACTGTCGCGGGCGGGCGGCCCAGTCCTTATTCTGCGTGATCGTGCAGGGCCGCCTGCCCTTTTTAAAGATCGTGTGCGCACAGTGGGCAGACGTAGATCTCATCGGCAGGCTTTGGCTCGTACGGCCCGAACTCGGCCGGCCACATGCGCCGGTCGGTCTCCACGAGTTCGCATTCCGTGGCATACCAGTGCCCGCATTCCAGACAACGCAGGTAGCCCTCGATCTCGGTGATGTCGGGATGGAAGAAGCAACCTAGCGGATCAAAGCTGGTCATCGTTGCTCTCTCACGTTTCGCTCGTTGCACGAGGTGACGGGCGGCCAGGTGTTTGATACCAAGGAGAATCCATGCGCAAGTTCACAGCCCTGACGATCGCGGCGGCAGCCGTGGCGGGTTCGTTCGCCTTTACGGCGCCGGCTCAGGCCGCCGCTCCGGCTACGGTCTCGGTCAGCGCCCAGCAGCCGATGAGTTGGGGCGGGGACGGGTTCCGCTTCCGTCACCGTCGTTTCGGTTTCCCGTTCTTCGGCGGCTTCCCGTTCGAGTTCGGTTTCCCGTTCGCCAGCGAATTCAGCTTCCCGTTCGAGTTCGGTGGATTCCCGTTCGGCGGCGGGTTCGGCGGCGGGTTCTGCGACTGCTGAACCGGTAGCGGGGCGTCGCGTGTCTTTCCTGTTGGGCACGCGACGCCTTCTGCTATCCGACCTCATTTCGTGTCCTACGTGGATCGGCGATGTCGTGCGCGGACCGCACGATCGCCTGGGCGATCAGATCCACGACGATGTCCTGTACGGTCTCCCCGAAGATCAGCCTGTCCTGGCGCAGCCGTTCCCAGTACGCGTCGAATTCCACCGGGTCGGCCGGGGGGTTCAGGCTCATGGTTTCATCCACAGGTAGAGCAGTCGGCACGCGGTGAACAGCGCGATTATCACGATGACGAGTGCCACCTGATCGCCCAGGTCTCGTCTATCCACGAGCGTTGAACCAGCCGCAGAACAGGCCGAACACGATCACGGCCAGGCCGATGCCTACGGCCCAGAGCAGGACCTTGTCCTCTTCGTTCATGAGTTCTGCGTCAAGGCTGTGTTGTGCCGCGCCGTGGCCTTGGCACTCTCCTTTTCCAGGCGAAGCGAACGGCCGAAGGTAAGGCTGACCGCCCACTCGCAGTCCGCGCAGGTTCGGTAGAGGGTGTCACGGTAGATGTGGGGCACGACGTGGTCGAGGAATCTTTCGCCGCCGCATCGCTTACATACCATCGTTTCTCCTTGAGTAGATGTCGGGGGATGGCGGCCCGCGCGAATGCGTGGCGGTAGTCGTCGTGGAAGCCGTCGGGCCAACCACAGATGGGACAAGGGTTCACGCCTCCCAGCTCCATTCGTCGGTGCGTTCGGTGAGGAATTCCCGGATGTCGCCCGGCGCCCAGTGCACCCGTTGGTAGGGGAAACGCTTGAGGCCGTAGCCGGTGTGCATGCCGTCGTGTTCGAGCAGCGCGCACCGGGTGGTCAGCCGCACCCCGTAGGTGATGGCCCATGGGCACCGCTGGGGGGTTCTCATGTCCGCGATCTTCCTGTTTACTCCGTCTCGTACCTTAACGACACGCCGGGGGCGTTGATGTGGGAATTCGTCGGCGGGCTGGCCCTGGTGTGCCTGATCACCGCATCCACGTTGATCCTGATCTGGCTGTTCGGCCCGGGGGGGGTGGCGAGCATGGCCCGAATCCGTAGAGGCAACGCGCAACGGCTGCGCACCTACTGGGAGCGTGGGGCCGGCGCCGCGAAGATCCGTTGGGGTACCGGCGGGGATTTCAACCGCTGCGTTCGGCATCTGCGCAAGTACGTGCGCGACCCGAAAGGCTATTGCGCGCTGCGCCACATCGCCGCCACCGGCATGACCACCTCGCAGCACGCCCGGGCGCTGCGCGGCGGGCGGCGCAGATAACACGAACGGCCCGGTTTACAAGGCCGGGCCGTTCGTGCCGCGAAATCCACAACCGTTTGGTCATCAAGCCTAACGCCGCGACGAGGAGGAGGTGACGCAATGCCCATCCCCACGTGTCCAGGCACCACCGGGCCCACCGCGACGGCGACGAGTGGCTGGTCGCTGGCCGCCAACCTGGACTGCCGACGCGACGGCGTCTGGCAGCTCTACCCGAACATGACGATCTACACGGTGGGCGACACGAGCCACCAGGCGCAGCCCTCCGACCACAACCCGGACGCCCGCACCATCGTGCACGCCCTGGACTGCATGTCCTACAGCGACACCGCCACCGGCCAGTCGGTGTGCGACTGGGCGTTGGCCGACACCACCGACCTCGAATACGTGATCTTCAACCGCAAGATCTATACGCGCTCCGGTGGTTGGCGGCCCGAGAACTACTCGGGTTCTGACCCGCACACCGACCACGTACACATCTCCGGCAAGCACGGCGGCACCGGCTACAGCCCCAACACCGGCACCGGATACGACACGACGGCCGAGGCGTACCGCCCGGCCGGGATGGGGGACGAGATGGCACCCACCGCGCAGGAGAACGCCAACACGCTGCTGGGCACCTGGCTGGGCAAGTCCGGGCCCAACGTCGGGGTGGCCCTACAGAGCACCTACAACATGGTCTCGGCCATGAACAACCTCAACGCCACGATGGCCACCACGGAGCGCACCGGCCGCAAGCTGGTCGCCGTCGGCGCGATCATCGCCGTCATCCTGTTGGTCGGTCTCGCCCTGGCCGCCTACGGCCTGACCCGTTAGGAGCACGTCATGCATTTGACCGCATCCGACACCTTGACCCTGGTCATCGCCGTGGTGGCGCTGATCTTGGCCATCCTCGCCTTCACCGGCTGGCGGCGGGGATGAGCGCCGTTCACTTATTCGGCGACGGGGACGAGGAATTCCAACGCGGCTTCCAGCTCGGCGTGGTGTGGCAACTGCTACGCCAAGGACTGGACCGGGTGGACGTGGTCGTGCCCGTCGGCCTGGTCACCAAGGCGTCCCGGCTGGCCCACGCGGTCGGCTACCGCACCGCGGCCCGACGGCCACCCGGACTGCCGGGCCTACGTTTTCTGCGCTTCACGTCCACCAGGGGGGCCCCGTGAGCGACTTCGGAACACTCGACGCCGCCGCCGTCGGCATCCACGAGATGTACCTGGCCTACGTGCGGGCCGGCTTCAGCCCGGACCAGGCGCTCACGCTGGTGTCGGTGGCCCTGGCCGAGATCACCAAACGTGCGGAGGCGATACCGAATGCCGACACGTAAACACAGCCCGCAACTGAAACTGCTGCTCGGCGTGCAGCCCAACGAGCGCATCGACGATACGGTGAAGCCGGCCGGCCGGGTGCCGCGCCGGCCCACCACGTTGAACGCGGCCGAACGCAAAGTGTGGGACCTGGTCATCGCCGAGCTGCGCGACATGGATCAACTGAGCGCGGCCGACACGCACGAGATCCACGCCTACTGCCAGCTCGTCGCCCTGGCCGAACGGATCCGGGTCGAGATCTCCTCGGCGCCGCTCACCTCGGTCAACGCCAACACCGGCGTGGTGCACTCCAACCCGCTGCTGCTGGCCTACCAGATGACCCTGGTCCGGGCGCACACGATCGCCACCACGCTGGGTCTCAACCCGCACGGCCGATGCGTCATCAAGGGCAGGCCGATGGCCAAGCCGGACACCGAGGCCGCCAACGTGAAAGAACTTTACGCGTGACGGGCGTTGTGCCGCTCGGCGTGATCTTTCGCTGCTTCGTTGAGCCGGGTCCAATCGCCGAAGTCGCGGGGCGTGGCCAGAGCGCAGATGGTGCATTCGAGATAGAGCCAGCCGTCGTAGACGCCGGCGATCTCGACGAGGATCACGTCCGGGCAGCCGCAGTGTTGGCAGCGCAGTTCGTCAGTGCTCACGGCTTTCCTCGCTGTCGGTGCTGATCGGGGCGTGGCGTTTGAGGTATTCGACGAGGGCCACCCGGATCACCGAGGCCGGCTCCAGGCCCACCTCACGTGCGTAGCTGACCAGCCGGGCCTCGGTTGCGGCGGACAACGCCACGCAGCGTTGCCGGGAACGGCCCGACCCGCCATCCAGGTTGCCCCGAGGGTTCACGCCCCCGCCTCACGCATCGCCTTGTTCATCGCCTTGAACGCGGCAACCAACCCCTGCTGGAGGGCCTCGGTGGTCAGATGTGCCTGCATCGCCAACACCATCTGCGCGGTTATGGCGAGCGCGTCCTCAGCGTCGAAGCTGATGTGCATCTCGATCACCTCGCCGTGATCCGGGCAGCGCACCTTCAACGCTAGGATCCCGACGGCGCCGGGAAACTGTTCATCGTCGGGTGCGACCGGACAGAGGCCGCTCATCTCCAGGCGGAAGGTTGTCTGCGGCGTGACCGTCGCCGTGGTGAGCCGCACGGCGGCGAGGCGCCGTGCAAGCAGCTTTGGCCGCCTACGCCGCCAGAGCATCGCGGACCGGGTCGGCCGTGCCGGCCGGGTCGGCGAGAAACGCGTACGTCTCGTTGACGTTCAGCGATCGCAGCTCCGGCGGGTTGTGCATGATCTCGTTGAGTTGTTCCACAGCGTCGAACACGTCCTTGGCTTTCACCTCGAACTTCGCGCTGATCCAGAAGGTTTTCACGGGGGGTTAAACGATGCCCGCCGTCGAATGTGACGCCGCCTCCATCGAGCGTTTCGATCATCCGTGGCTGCCCGTCTGCACCGAGCGCGGAGATCATTTCTGTGCCCCCCGGGCCACCCGGGCTTGCGGGTTCTTCGACCAGGTGCTGGTGCACACCAAGGGCCGCTTCGCCCGGGCGCCGTTCATCCTCACCGACTGGCAGCGCAACCAGATCGTCGGCCCGTTGATGGGCAACGTCACCTGGTCGACGGAGCACAAACGCTATGTGCGCCGCTATCGGATGGGTTGGCTGGAGCTGGCCCGCAAAAACGGCAAGTCCGAGCTGCTCGCCGGCATCGCCCTGTACCTGCTCGCCTTCGACGGCGAGGAGGGCGCCGAGATCTACGGCGCCGCCAAAGACCGCGACCAGGCCCGCGTCATCTGGGACGTGGCCTCGCGGATGGTGCAACTGTCCCCGAAGCTGAACAGCCGGGAAGGGTTGCGCATCCGCAGCCACGAGCGGCGCATCGTCGATCTGCGCACCGGTTCCATCTACGCGGTGCTGGCCCGTGACGCGTTGGGCAACCTCGGGCTCAATCCTTCCGGGATCGTCTTCGACGAGGTGATCGCCCAACCGGACGGGCAACTGTGGGAAGCGATGCGCACCGCGATGGGTGCCCGCACCGAACCGTTGATGATCGCCGCCACCACCGCCGGCAACGACCCCACCTCGTTCGCGGCCGGCGAGCACGCCACCTGCGTCAAGGTGGCCGAGGACCCGGAGCGGGAGCGGCACCGGTTCGTGTTCATCCGCAACATGCCCATCGACGCCGACCCGTTCGACGAGGCCAACTGGCCATACCCCAACCCGGCGCTGGGTGACTTCCTGTCCGTGCAGGCGTTGCGCGACGAGGCCGCCGAAGCCAAAAACGATCCGTCCAAAGAGAACAGCTGGCGCCAGTTCCGGTGCAACCAGTGGGTTTCGCAGTCCACCCGGTGGATGAGCATGAACCTGTACCGGGATGTCACCGGCGATCTGTGGCCTCGTGTCGACTGGGGTTTGGACCTGCTGCGCGGACGTGAGGTCTGGTGCGGCCTGGACCTTAGCGCCAAGCAGGATCTCACCTCGCTGTGCGTGTTCGTTCCGCCCAAAGGCGAGCAGCCCGGTCACTGCCTGTGGTGGCACTGGCTGCCCGAAGAGGCCCTGCCGGCGCTGGACACCGCGACCGCCCACAAGGCGACGCAGTGGGTACGGCAGGGTTTTCTTCGGCTCATGCCCGGCGGGGTCATCGACTACGCCGAGCTGTGCAACCAGATCGTCGACGTGCTCAAGCCGTTTCGGGTCCGCGAGATCGTCTACGACAAGTGGTCCGGCGAGGCGGTCAGGCAACAGCTCGAACGGCTGATGGGCAAGCGGGTGGCGATCATCCCCAACGAGCCGACCTACATCGGCATGACCGTGCCGATGCGCGAGCTGATGAACCTGACCGTAGAGAAGGAATGGCACCACCACGGCAACCCGGTGGCCACCTTCTGTTTCGACTCGGTCGAGGTCAAGCGTGCCGTGGACAATCCGGACCTGCTCAAGCCGGTCAAGCCGGAACGCTCACCCAACTCGGTGCGCATCGACGCCGTGGTCACCGCCGCGCTCGCGGTCGGCGCCTGGCATGTGCGCGGTCAGCAGCCGCCCAAGTCCCGTCAAGCCTACGGATTCGGAGGGTAGCGATGACGATCGCCTTGTCCATGAACGGCACCGACGCGCTCTACCGCTACCTGTCCACCACGAGTCTGGGCCTGGACGAGATCTCCTCGCTGACCGACCAGGCCGACTTCGTGCTGGACCTGGCGCACGACATGTCCCAGGATTTCGCCCTGCTCTACCCGGAGTTCGGCCTGCTCGACGCCTACTACGCCGGCGACCCGCCGCTGCCCCGTCAGCCGGAGCGACTGACCCAGAAGTACCGTGAACTGCACGCCATGTCGCGGTCCAACTGGTGCGGGCTGGTCGTGGACGTGGTCAACGAACGGCTCAAGATCGGTTCGATCCGGTCCACGTCCAACCCGGTGCAGGACAAGACGGCGTGGGGCTGGTGGCAGGCCAACAACATGGACGGGCTGTCCCCGCAGATCCACACCGCCGCCCTGAAGTACGGGCTGTGCTACGTCAGCGTGTGGCCCAGGCCGGGCGAGAGTCCGCGCATCATCGGCGAGCCGCCCACCACCTGCTATGTGCGTTACGACGCCGACACCGATGAGCCGATCGCCGCACTTCGGGTCTGGCAGGACAACAACTGCGGCTGCGTCAACGCCGACCTCACCCTGCCCAGCTACCAGTTTCACCTCACTGCGGCCGACATCGTCACCCAGCAGCTCGGCATCAACGTGGCCCTGTCGCCGTCGAAGACGGTCACCGTCGACCTCTCCGACGTGCGCTGGGAATTCCGCTTCGACGTGGGCGTGGCGCCACTGGCCCGCAACAGCATGGGTGAGGTCCCGTACGTGCGGTTGATGACCGACCCGGACCTCACCGGCGGATACGCCTCCGAACTACAGGGACTCCTGCCAATTCAGGACAGGATTAACAAAACGAACTTCGACCGGTTGCTGGCGCAGAGCTTCGCATCGTTTCCACGGGCCTGGATCACCGGCGTCGACGTGCCGGTGGATCCCAATACGGGCAAGCCGAAAGAGCCGTTCGACGCGGCCGTGGATCGCTTGTGGACGATCGAGAACGAGAACGCGAAGGTGGGTCAGCTCGACGCCGCCGAACTCAACAGCTACATCCAGGCAAACACCGCAGATGTGCAGGCACTGGCCACCCAGTCACGTACCCCGCCGCATTACCTCATCTCGGGCATGGGGATGTTCCCGTCCGGGGAGAGCGTGCGCGCCACCGAGTACGGCCTGACCCGCAAGGTGCAGTCCCGTCAACAGTCCTATGGGGACGCCTGGTCCGACGTGCTGCGCAAGTGCGGCCTGGCCGCCAACAACAAACGTCTCGCCAACGACCTGGGCGTCAACGTGGTGTGGGAGGACGTGGAGGCCCGCAGCGAGGGCGAGATCGTCGACGCCCTGCTCAAGATGGGCACCCTGGGTGTGCCGTGGCCGGCGCTGTGGCAGCGCTGGGGGGCCACCCCCGAAGAGATCGACGCGTGGACGAAGAAACTCGACCAGTCGCAGGTCACCGCGCAGGCGCTCTCCTCGACCATCCAGGGTTTCAACACCCCGATCTCCGGATCCACGAATCCCGGTCAGCCCGGCGTACCGCCGGACAGCGGGAACGCTACCCACACCTCGCCGCCGGTCGGGTCGGCCATCCGTAACGCCAATTCGTAGCCACGCTGCGTACAGAAGTCCTCCAGATCTTCGAGGAACTTCAATGGCAACACCGCCACGACGATGTCCACGTCACCGATGTCCCGACCCTCAATCGTGACCCTGTCCATATCGGACAGGGTCGCAAGGTTTTCGGCCCACGTCTAGGGCCACGTCTCTTGGAGTAACGCATGACCGCGCCAACAAACCCACCGGTCCCGCCGGCCCCTCCCGTGCCGGCAGACCCGTCGACCCCGCCCACGACCCCGGGCGAAGAGACAACCGATCCACGGGACGTAGAGATCGCCGGACTCAAGAGCGAAGCCGCCAGGTGGCGCAAGGCTCTACGGGAACGCGAAGGGGAGCTGGAAGCCCTCAAACTCACCGGCGCGAGCGAGGCCGAACGGGCCATCGCCGCCGCCAAAGCCGAGGGTGCCTCCCAGTACCAGACGAAATGGCGACGGGCCGTCGTGGAGAACGCGGCCCTGGCGGCCCTGGCCGACCGTGGCGTGACCGCCACCGAGCCGGCGCTGCGTTCGCTCGACCTCGACGACATCGACGTGGACGCCGACGGTCGCTTCGACCGCAGCGTGCTCGCCGGCAAGGTCGAGGCGCTCATCGTCCGGTACCCCATCTTCGCGCCCACGGGTTCGTCGCCCTCCATACCCACACTGACCGGCGACGGCCAACGACGCACCACGCCGCCGCAGATGCGACAGGGCGCCTCCGATAAGGACGCCGAAGATCTGCTGCGCTACGGGCTGGGTGGCTGACGCCACGTACGTAAGGCACAACAATGGCAACTCCGTCCTCATACATTTCCCGGGAAGATGCCCTGGCGTTCATCGTCGCCGAGCGTTCCCCACAGATCCTTCAGATGGCCGCCGGCTCCTCGGTGGCCATGAACACGTTCAACAAGCGGCCCGTGGCCACCAACCAACTGATCATGTCCATGCTGGACACCTTCCCGACGGCGAAGTGGCTCACCGCCACCCCGCCCGCCGACCCGGACATCGTGGTCAAGCCCACGACCGAGATGGCGTGGAAGACCGTCAACATGTACATCGAAGAGGCCGCGACCATCGTCCTCATCCCGGAGAACGTGATCGCCGACACCCAGGGTGTCAACCTCTGGACCGAGGTGCAGACCCGCGCCGCCGAGGCGATCGCCCGGCTCATCGACCAGACCTGCTTCTTCGGCACCGCGCCGGACGGCTCGACCGTGCCCGGCACCTTCCCGACCGGCGGCATCGTCGGACAGGCCGAGGCCAACGACCACGTCTACGCGTGGGGCACCGGCAACGCGTCCGAGGACCTGGCCGAAGCGTGGAACCAGACCATGGCGCTGGTCGAGGCCGACGGCTTCGACGTGAACCAGTCCTATTCGGACCGGGGCATCCGGCCCTACTTCCGCGGCCTGCGCTCAGGCACCGGCGAGCTGCTCTACGCGTCCAGCCTCCAGGGCAGCACCACCGTGGACAGCGTCTACGGCGTGCCGGTCAACTACGTCACCTCGGGCGTCTGGGACAAGAACAAGGCCGTCGCCGTCATGGGCGACGCGAACTGGGCGGTGCTCGGCATCCGGCAGAGCCTTGAGGCGAAGAAGCTCGACCAGGCCACCGTCAACGGCGTCTCGCTGGCCGAGCAGGACATGCTGGGTCTTCGGCTGAAGGTCCGGCTGGGCTTCATCGTCCTGGCGCCCAAGGGTCAGGGCCAGTCGGCCACGCCGTACCCGTTCGCCGTGCTCGCGCCCAAGGGTTCCACGGTCATCCAGGCCACCGGCGCCACCGAGGTGGCCGGCACGACCGGGACGTGGACGCCGGCCGGCGCGGTCGCCAAGCCCGACCTGGCCGGCATGAGCAGCGTGACCGCCTCGCCCGCCACCACGTGGGGTCTGGGCAGCCACATGACGCTCGGCGACAACTCGCACACCCATTGGAACGGGACCGCGTGGGTCGTCGGCGACGGCCCAGTGCTGGCCCGCGCCGGCAAGTAGGGGGAAACCATGGCCACATCTGTGCCGGTGAACGGCTACGCGGTCGTCGCCGATTACGAGCTGCGCACCGGCACGGATGTGCCCACGGCGAACGAGCCCACCATTCAGCAACGACTCAACGACGCCTCCGCGCTCATCGACATCTACCTCGGCCCGTGCAAGGACGAGGTGGCCGCCGCCTATCCGGAGGTGCTCAAGTCGGTGACCGTCGCGCAGGTCTACCGGGTCTCCTCGATACCGGTCGGGGTCCGCTCGGAGAGCGTGGGCGGCACGTCGGTGTCCTACGACACCACCACCGCCGCGTTGGCGTTGGGGCCGGCCGAAACGGATCTGCTCGACGCGTTGATGGACAGCGTGTGCGGGTCCGGGTCGGCCCGTGGTGACGGGGTTGGCCAGGTCGGCGTCACCTACGGCGGCGCACCGGATACCACCACGGGCTGGCCCGAAGACGTGGACCTGTGGGTGCTCAGCGGGTACTACCGATGAGCACCCCCGCCTGGCTGGACCGCCACCTCAACATGGCCTGCGACGTGTACCTGCGTCAGCCGGCCGGCACCGACGAATACAACAACGTCATCTACGCCGAGTCTGCGGCGATCGCTTCGCGGTGTTTCATCCAGCCGGTCAGCCAGGACGAGATCCAGGACGGCCGGGCCGAGATCGGCCAGTACATGCTGCACCTGCCCGCCGACATCGTCGGGGTCATCGACGGCTTCGCCCGGGTCGAGGTCGACACCGTCATCGGCGTGGTCTCGTTTGAGGCCGGCGCCTCGCCGGCCGTCTACGTCTCGCTGACTTCGTCGGGCCCGCACCACGTGGAGATCGTCGTCAACCGGAGCACCGCATGAGAGTCGACATCGACCGGCACGGCATCAACAGCCTTGACCGTGAACGCGAGCTGTGGCATCCGATGCTGGAGTACGCGAAGAAGGCGGCCCGGGAGGCGAAACGGCTGGCACCCGTGGAGTCGGGGCATTACCGCGAATCCATCCACGCCGCCTACGTCCCGTCGCCCACCGCGATGGCCATCTACGGCGCCACCGACTTCAAGAGCTGGTGGGTCGAGTTCGGCACCCGACGCGGCATCCCGCGCCGAATCCACATCCTGGCCAAGGCCGGCCGCAACGTCGGCCTCAGCGTCGACGACGTGGCCATCGTCGTACGGAAGCCGGTGAAACGCCCATGAGCGTGGACGTGGAGGCGCTGACCGTGTCGTTTCTACGCGGCCAGGCCGACGTGACCGCCATCGCCGCCGACCGCATCTACTCCGACCTGCCCCATGACCGCACCTATCCGCTGGTGCTGGTCAACCGCACCGGCGGCGGCTTTCTCTACAAGAACCACCTGGAGGCCGCCGACCTGGAGATCAACGCCTACGGCGGAACCCACCGGGTGGCCTACAACCTGGCGCAGGCGTGCATGTCCACCATGGCCGCCGGAATCGTCGGCGCCCACACCGAAGGCACCGTCACCAAGGTCATGGTGACGGGACTGCTGTACAACCCGGAACCCGACTCGACCGACCCGTCCGGTCATGCCAGGCCCCGGTGCACGATCAGCGCCACCGTCACGGCGCATCCGTAAAACCCTTACACAGCAACGGGGGAAGGTCACAGTCATGGCCGTAATGATCAACGATCAACCTATCGTCGGCGCCAATGGCGACGTGTACACCGCAGACGTGGGCACCGCAATTCCGACCAGCGTGGACACTCCGGGAGCTTCCTGGATCAAGCTTGGCATGATCTCCGACGACGGGGTGTCCTGGACGCCGCCGGCCGAGGAGACCACCGACATCAAGATCTGGCAGTCGCCGTACCCGGCCCGCATCGTCACCACCGGGCTCAGCTCGTCGATGAAGTTCGCCATGGACGAATGGGACCGCGACACGATCCCGTTCGCGCTCGGCGGCGGCACGTTCGAGGACACTGCCAACACCACGATCTACCACCCGCCGGCCCCGGGTGCCGCCGAATCCAAGGCGATCTACCTGGTCGTCCTCGACGGCGGCGTGCACATGGGAATCTATTTCCCGAAGGGTCGCGTCATCAACCGGGACGACACCGTCTTCAAGGCCGATGAGGCCGCGCTCCTGCACGTCGAGTTCGGACTCCAGGTGCTCATCGACACCGTCACCGGGGCGCCGCAGGAACCGTACAACCTTGTCTTCGACACGGCTACGTTTCCCCCCGCCAGTGGTGCAGTCACGGCAACCGGCGCCAAAGCCGGAGCGCCCGGTGCGTGGCTCCCGGCCGGGGCGACGCCACCGGCCAACCTAGCCGCCTGCACCGGCCTGACCGCCTACAACTCCGACGGCACCACGGCGTCCGGGGTGACGCCATGGCCGGCGACCAACTACGTCACGCGGGCCGACACCGGCGCCGCCGACCAGGGCAAGTGCCACTGGGACGGCAGCGCGTGGGT